CATATCTGCAATCGCAATCGCAGCCAGAGCAGATGTTGGTGCTGTAGGTGATTTATATTTCCGTGTGGCAAGAAATGCCAAAGAACTAGGCATTAGTCAAGCAGAAGCAGGACAGATCACAGAAAGTCTAGCCAAGGCAATGTCAGCCAGTGGACTAAGTGCTAAGGAATCAGCAGGACCATTGTTACAATTAGGACAGGCCCTACAGTCAGGTGTGTTCCAAGGCGATGAATTACGCAGTATCTTAGAAGGTCTACCACCTGTGGCCAAAGCATTGGCTGAACAACTTGGTGTGCCTATTGGTGCTCTGCGTAAAATGGGTGCTGAAGGTCAGATCACTTCACAGGACTTTGTGCAGGCAATGCGCAAGGCTAGAGATGCCATTGAACAAGATTTTGCCAAGACAGTTCCTACTATTGCACAGGCATTTAATCAACTTAAAGCCAACGTAGGCATTGCATTTAACGAGTTCCAGAATTCTACACAAACTGGACAGAACTTTGCTCTAGCCATTGAATACCTTGGATTTCAGATCTATAAATTATCTAAGAATATTGATTCTATAATTGGACCATTGTCTACATTTATCAAGATCGCAGGCACACTAGTGGCTCTGTCAGTGGCGGGTCGTATATTATCAGCCATTGGTGGAGTGATTATGGGTCTAATACGTGGCTTTGGAATGTTAGGCACTAACATTGCAATGGTCTATGAACGTGTTGTGGCATTTGGATCTACATTCAAAGCCGCAGGTGGCGGACTTTTGGCCTTTGCTGAAACCATAATCTTTACTCTATTGCCCATTGGTAGATTAGCCAAAACGCTGTTGACTATTGCAGCCGCTGTGGGAACATTTGTAGGTCTAGACAAACTCACAGAATGGTTCAAATCATTGGGCGATACTAACAGTGAAAGTCGTTCAGAATTAGAAGAATATCGCAAAGAGATAGCCAAATTTAAAACTGGCCTAGACACAGCCGCGGGTGCTCCTGCTCCAGCATTCCTTGATCCTAAGAAAATGCTACAGACTCGACAGGAGTTAGAACAGATAGTAGTGGCATATCAGCGTCAAAATGCTGAACAGGTCAAACGTCTTGAACTTGAACAGAGTCTAATAGGTGCTACAGAACAACAAAAGGCCACTAAACAGGCTCTTGCAGATCTAGAAAATACCTACCTAAATGAAATCAATAAACTTGTTGACGATTATCGCAAGAAGAGCGAAAGTAAAAACAAAGAAGACCAAGCCGCACTACCACTGATACAAAAAGCCATACAGGGTGTCAGTGAAGCCTATGCTCAACAGATTGAACGTGTGCGTGAATTGACCACACAGAACTTCTTGTTAGCAGAAGCAGAACGTCAACGTTTGGCCTTAGGTGAGTTTTCAATACGCAGTCAGATTGACAGCAGTAAGAATCTACAAAAGATCCAAGACGATATGGCCAAGATGACAATGAGTGAAATTGAGAAGAAATATTACGACATTGATGTTGCTGCCAGAGAAAGTGCTAGAAGTGCAATTGATGCTGAAAACAGTCGTAGACGCAGCCTAAAGATCGCGGCTATGACCACAGAAGAAGAACAGCGTTATTATGAAGAAGCCAAACGTGGCACAGACGAATTAAAACAAAAAACCGCTGAACTTTATAGTCAAGGACGTCAGTTCTCCACAGGTTGGAAAAACGCATTCCAAAGTTATATTGACGAGGCTACCAATGCTGCCAAGACAGCAGAACGTATCTTCCAAAAGACCACTTCGGCAATGGAAGATATGATCGTGAACTTTGCCAAAACAGGCAAGTTTGAATTCAAATCATTTATGAACTCAATCCTAGAAGAACTACTACGCAGTCAAGTCCGCAATATGATTGCACAGATCTTCCAGATTGGTAATGTTGGTCAGAGCGGCGGCGGCGGTGGCCTAATGGGCAGTATTGGTAATTTACTTGGATTTGCCAATGGTGGTATTATTCCAACCAATGCACCTGTGCTAGTAGGTGAGCGTGGTCCTGAATTAATCTCAGGAGCCAGTGGACGTGTGGTAACACCTAATGAACAACTAGGTATGGGGTCAACATATGTTACATATAATATCAATGCTGTAGACGCCCGCAGTTTCAAAGATATGGTTGCCGCTGATCCAAGTTTTATCTATGCGGTTAGCCAACAGGGTGCTAAAGGCGTCCCAGGGAGAAGATAATGTTAACTCTTAGACAAAAATATTGTATGCAAAAAATTTCTGCTAAGAATAGGAATATTGATTGGCTATTCACCTTTGAAGAATGGATTCGTTGGTGGGGTTCAGATATAGTTAATAGAGGTTGTCGCAAGGGTCAATTGGTTATGGCAAGAAAAGGTGACACCGGACCTTATTCATCTGACAATGTAATAAAACAAGAATGCGGATTAAACACCAAAGAAATGAGACAACGTGTCAAAGGAAACGGATCTAATCGTAAAGGAATCGGTGGTGGTTGGAATCGTGGATTAAAATTTAAGGAGACAAAATAATGTCTTTTCAATGGATTATAGATAAAGCAGAAACCTTAAGTATTAATAGAAAACGTATGGTTGCTACTACCACTGCCAGAGATGGTTCAGTTCGTGCAGTCAGTCGTGGCACACAGCCTAAGAAGTTTACTGTAAAATTACCTGACGGAATGTTATGGTCTGTGATTAAATCAGACATCGCAGCAGCAGAAGCATTAGATCGTATTTCAACTGCCACTATCTCAATTCCATATGCTAAGTTTCCTTGGTATTATGGTAATGTTGCGCCTGGCAGCAATGACAGTTATACCGTGAGATGTATTGAATTTCCTGAATGGACCATATTCCAACGAGATCAAGTCAGTTGGAGCGGTGCATTTGTCTTTATTGAGGTCCTATAATGGCTGTATTAAACTTAACCAGTTATGGGGCCATACAGAGCAATCTATTTGTTAAGATTACTCTGTCAGGAGGCAGCACATTGCTGTTCAGTGATAAACTTGAATCTACTACATTAAGTGGCGACACCTATGTGGGTCTAGGTAAATTATTGAATATCACAGGATCAAACAGCGAATTGAGAACCAGCGGTCAAGAACTAAGCATTACTATTTCAGGTGTTCCTGATTCAATGATCAGCGATATTGTTGGCAGCAATCTAAAAGGCACTAATGTTCAAATCCTTAGAGGATTATATAACGCATCAACAGGTGCATTTTTAAGTGGAGTCACTGGCAATCCTATTTTGAGATTCAAAGGCTATGTTAACAATTTGGCCCTAGAAGAAGAATATGATTCGGACACAAGAACAAGTTCAAACACAATTATTTTAAGTTGTGCCAGCAACGTTGATGTGTTGGCAAATAAAATTGCAGGAAGAAGAACTAATGCAGAAAGCCAGAAAAAGTTTTTCCCCAGCGATGTATCTATGGATAGAGTTACTGCTATCGAAAGCAGTTATTTTGATTTTGGAGCCAATAAATGAGTTGGTTAGATGATTTAGGTTCAATGGCAAGTTCTGTATTCAAGAGCGTGTCTAGTAGCGGTATAGCCTCTACAATAGCAAAAACAGCGGCTTTGGGTTTGATTGTTAATCAAGTCAACAAGTCAATGAACAAAGAAAATTCTGTGCCACAGACTGCAACTACCAGTCAGCCAGATAGATTTGTTCGTGAGCAGATGAGCCCTGATACAAATAATATCATTCCTGTAGTCTATGGCACTGGATTTGTCAAAGGCAAAATCTTTGATGCCAAACTCAGCGATGATAATAAAACTATGTGGTATGCAGTGGCAGTCTGTGAAAAGACTGGCACTAAACTCAGCGACAATCAAGACTCAGTAATTAGTTTTGATAAAATCTACTGGAATTCAAATGAAGTAACATTTCAAAGCAATGGCTTTACTGTGCAGTCAACTTCAGATGAAGATGGCAATGTCAATAATTCAATGAACGGTTTTGTAAACATCTATTGTTTTAATAATGGCGGCAGTAATCCAGTAACACCAGTGGGCTATACCAATGGCGGCTTGGCCTGGGCCTACGCATTATTTCCAGGGTGGACTGCTCAACATACCGTGAACAATATGGCGTTTGTAATTGTTAGTATGGAATACAACAAAGAAAGAAATGTAACCAGTCTAGGAGAACTTGAATTTAAGATCACAAATTCAATGACACTACCTGGTGATGTTATGAATGATTATATGCGCAATACCAGATATGGTGCAGGATTAACAGACTCGGAGATTTACTCAGTATGAACAGCCTAACAGAATTAAATGGATTTGTTAATAGTTTTACATTAGCCTACACTGATCAGAGATTGCCTAATGTTATATTTGATCGTGCAAGTCCAACTAATCAAACACAGAGTGTAGATCGCGGATTTACTTTATCAGCCAGTCTAGGCATTGAGATTACAGAAATATTAAATCCTGCCAGCAGTCAACCAGTTTATACCATTGATGTCAGCAATCTAAATGGAGCCACAGTTACCTGGGCAAGTTTTCCCACAGGCGTAACAGTCACCAATACCACCGCAGGTGTTTATGTAGTAGAAGGATTCCAAGATAAAACACAATGGGATGCAATTAAATCACCTACTATAGATTTTTCAGATGACTATTATGGCAGTTGGACCTACACTTCTAGTATTTCATATACTAAATTTGGTTCAGGTGCACAGACCAAGACTTGGACTACTTCAGTAATTGTTAACAATATTTTATTTTTTAGCAATGCTTCTCAGTTCATCTATGAATTATCCGCAGTCAGCACTATTACAGGAGTTCCTCAATTAGGCAATCTTGATGCTGCCTATCCAGGAGTTACTTGGACTGTGACCATAACACCAAGTGCTACTTTATCTATCAATACTTTTACTAGCACCGGCACTGGCGGAACATTTTCAGTAAATGGAACTACTAAGGTAGTTACCATAACCGGCACAAGATCTCAGGTTAACAGTAGATTATCAGGATTACGCATTGATGCTAATGCCAATGCTGTGGATTTTGTTTTATCATATTTTACATCTAATAGTTTGAACGCCGTTACTGATACAAAATCTCAAACTTTAATTAGCCAAGGTTTATCTATATTAGGTGCTGTTACACAACCAACTATCTATTATATAGAAGATAGTAATTTTACTATCACAGGTGCTCCTGTTATAACTGACGTAGGCTATGATGGTTCTAATCTTTATATCTATACAATAACTCCCAGCGATACGGCGGCTATCCAATCTGCAACCATAGGAGGCACCGGTGGAACAGCATCATTTAACGCTTCCACCAAAGTTATTAGTATTCAAGGAACTAGATCACAGGTTAATGGTAGATTAAACGCCATTAACATTGTCACAGGTGTAGACTATGGAGTTAACTTTAATCTACAGTATAGATGTGTAACACCAAGAAACGATCAAGCGGACAAAATACAAGTAGCGGCTGTTGGCAGCAACGACACCGAAGTTACAAATATGAATATTAG